CTTTCTTTACTGCACCGGGCTGATTAAAGTCGGGAAGATATGTCTTGATACCGCTGTTTCCCGAGAGCGTAACGCCGCAGAAACCGTCCATGATCGAAAATCTTACCGCATAAATGTCTGTAAGTCCCGACGTTTCCGCAGAGCCGACGGTACGCTTGCGGATAGGGATTATCTCCGTTTCCACAGTCTTTTCGGTATCTGCTTCAACGCTGTAAATGTTGCCCAGATCAATAAGTCTTACCTTGCCCTCGCCGATAGTAGTAACAGTTCTGCCGAACGCCTCCTCGCTTTCGGTCTTATAGCCGAGTATTCTCGCAACGGTCTGTATCTTGGTCAGCATTCCGGAGTTCATAAGCAGAGCCTGCGCGCCTGTCTTATTGATAAGATTAAGCAGAGCCTCATAAAAGGCGTCGGCATTAGCCTTTATCTTCTCCATTGTGGAAAGGTCGATAACGCTGTCTGTACCGAACTCTGTGGTCTGTCCCACAAGGAACTTGTCAAGTCCGTCAAAAGCGTTAGCGTCGGAGGAACTGTCACCGTTTATCATACCGTTATGGAACGTACCCACAGCCGCCGCGATCTTCTGCTCGATCTGAAACTGCATATTGTCGTACTTCCCTGCCGCCTCGTTGATGACACGGTCTATCTGGAATGCTCCGCCGAATATTTTAAGCTCCGCAGACTTCTTCTGCACAGTAGCCTCGTTAGGAGTATACTCCGCGTTGATAGCTCTGAACGAAGCCGTTGACGGCTTGTTTGTCTGGATATAGTTATACACAAGGGTACTGCCGCCTGTGGGGGAAACGCAGTTGTCAAAGGGCAGAAGCTCCAATATCTGCGACTTTCTTATAAAAAGGTCAACGACCTGCTGTGCGACCTTATCGGTCATTCCCGTTCTCATTTCAGTAAGTGTAATTGCCATAATAAAATTACCTCTCTTTCATTATTCGTTTGGTTTCTCATAGAACTGTTCCAGCGCGCCTTTTAATGACGTAGGCTCGTCGCCGCCCGTGCCGTTATCGCCGTGTTCAAGGGGGATCTCCTCCACCTTTGTCCCCGACGACTTTTCAAACATTGTCGGGCAGGAGGTTTTAAGCTCCGTTATAAGCTCGTCAACTCCCGTGACCTTGCCGTTTTCGTCAACGGTAACTTTTTTGTCGGAGGTCTTTGCCTTGAACAGAAGATAATCAACGTCCGCCGCCTTGTTCTGTGCAAGAGCGATCTGTACTGCGGCGTCTATTTTAGCCTGCTTTACTTCCTCCTGCAAAGCCTTGACGTCAACGCCCTCGAACTGCTTGAACTTTTCCACATTGGCTTTCAGGGTCCTGATAGTCTCGTTGGCTGTATTAAGCTCGCTGATCTTGGTCTGCAAGTCCGTCGAGCCTGCGCCCTTTGCCTTTTCAATGTCCGCGCCGTTTTCCGCCATTATTTTGTCGATAGCGTCCTTTTCCAGTCCTAAGTCCTCAAGAAATTTTCTCTGCATAAAAATGCTCCTTTCGCTTACGATTTTTTACGAGGTCTCACCTCTAAGCTTTCGTAGTTTTACGTCGTTGCGGACATAATAAAAGCACCCCGATCTCTCGAAGTGCTGATATTCGTGTTTGATTTTGGGTATGAAAATACCGCCCTGCTTATGCGGAGCGGTTAATTGGGTATATTTGCTTTTGAAATCAGGTTCAATGATGTTACCCATTCATCATATTTTTTATGATCGGGTCGCTTTTCTATAAGCACACTCAAAAAAATCTTCCATTGCTCAAAACGTTTTCTTGTTCCGTTCGGATCACAACATTCAGGATTATTCAGTTCTTCGATAAATGCTTTCGTTTGAGAAACAGAACTGATAAACATTCTTTTACGAAAGGTGTCAAGAAAACTTTCCTTACAGCCTCTTTTAATACATTCATCGTAACAATAAAATTCACAGCGTTCTTTTTTTCTCTGCTCTGCTGTTGCTCGAACTCGTTTTAAATCAGTCATTCAGTCCACCTCGCTTTTAAAATCGGAATATCTCCGCTTTCGTCAACCCCGTAAATCTCAAATTTACTGCCATGCATTATAAGACATTCATACTCATCGTTCTTAAAGCCCGACAATTTATTGATATAGGCGCATTTGCCTTTTCCCTTTGTGACATCTAATTGTAAGATCAACTGATTTTCAGTTTCATTATTCTCGGCAAATCTTCTAGCAACATTTTCGAGCGGCGAGGTACTCATATATCCTTTATCGCAATATTCGTTGCCTATCAGGTCCGACAGATTATCCGCATTAGGGAATTGCTCAATAAGTGAATCCAAGTCTGTCCCTCTGAACAATGTAACGTTTTCCATAAGCTCAAATTTTGAAATAGCTGAATCGATATTTTTAATTGCTGCTTTTGCATAAGCCTCATTAATATCATCATCGTCAATATTCCTAAGATACTTATTTACATCGTCATATCCGTCCGCAGTATAGCCACTTACATAAGCCGTTTCGTCTTTTGTAAGAGAATTGAGCCAACGACTTTCAACAGATTTTTTCCTTTGAAGAATACCGCCTTTACCGCCGAAAAACTCATTAACTTCCTCGACGACAGAGAATATTTTGAAGTTATCTGTTACTGTATTTATTATACCACTTTCCCCCGAAATGTCAACAGCCTTTAAATATTTTTCCCTGAAATTCTCAAAATCCGAAGTCTTATCAAGCCCGAAATATTCTGCGCGCTCCTGCAAGGTTTTAAGCTCCTCATCGTCCAGAGCCCACCTTGCACGCTGGAGCAATGCGCAGCGGCAGTTGCAGTCCTCTTTCGGTGAGCCGAAATGTCCGGGAGCACTCGCCTTTTTGCCGTCGGTCTCGAACGGCTCGTCAAGTTCTCTTAATTGTCCGTCGAGCCGCCTGTGACTTTCACGGGTCTTGCCGTCTAGGGTGCTGTCCCACTGCTTTAATACGTCCGCGCCCTTTTCCTTTGCGGCGTACATAGCGTCCAGCGCGCTCGCCGACTGTATTCTGTGTCCCTCGGTTCGGACTATCCTCATAGCGTTGTTATATCCAATATCCATTTTTCCGTTGATATTTCGGGCTATTTCGGAATACGCCGAGCCGTTTGAGATTCCTCTCGATATCTGAGCCTTTATCTGCTTTTTCAGAGCTTTGGTATCCTTGCCCATTCTGGAATACAGACCCTCTGAAATCTTGCTGTCAAGCTGTACGGCTCTTACGACCTGTTTCTGATCTATGGGCAGGATAAGCGGAACTCCCTGACCCGAAATGTCGTACATAGCACCCACAAATCCGTTGGTATAGCAGTCATTCAGATACTCCGATAGGGTACTGTAATTCTTGCTGTTCATACGGTCAAGGATCGTATCAAGCTGCTTTTCAAGGGACTTCTGATACCTAGCCTGATATATTTTCGACTGAGTAGTCTCCCCCTCTCCCAACAGGATCGCCGCTCTTTCGGCGCAGTCCTTTGCCGCCTGCCTGTAAACAGCTTTAAGGTTTCGGAGCGTTTTCTGTTCCGATCTGAGTTCAGCGGTAAGTACCTCTTTCTGACGCTTATTCATCGCTGTCAGCTCCTACGCTTTCAAGAGCATTTAACGCTGTGTGCGTGTCGTCCTCTGTGCGCTCGTATAACGTCTCGTTCACCTTGTCAATGTCCAAGTCTAGCAAATTGCAAAGTGCCTCTAAAACGCTTTCCTCGCCCAGCTGGGAGGCGGCATTCAGCAGAGTGTTGACTTCCGTCTGCTTTGTCTGTGCCTGAATGCTGTCTATCTGAGCGTTATCAAGAGCGTTGGACATTATTTCACGGGTCAGCCTTATCTCAACGTCCGAAAGAGTATACGCCGTACCCATTTCGCCGTTTATCTCGTCAAGGACTATTTTTATCAGTCCTTTGAGAAAAGCCCTCAGTTTCTTTTCAAGCTTATTGCACTTCATATCCAGCAGAGCGTATCGGGATTTCAGCACGATATTCGTTATATTACCGTCCCCCACCTGAGCAGAATTAAAGCCCATGCCGAAACGGTAGATGTTTTTCTCGTCAAGTTCAAGCTTTGCTTTTCTCGCCTCGACGGGTATCTGCGTTGTAAGTACCTCCACCCCGCCGCTGTCGGAAACGCCTATCATTTTCTTTGTTTTTATGTTTTTCTGGAGCTCGTCAAGATTTTCTCCCTCAAAGCCCTTGACTACATATACAGCGTCGGCAATGTCCTGAATGTTGTTGGTCAGTCCGCAGGCTATAAGGTCGTAGTCGTCGATCAGAGCCTTGACGGGCTTTAAATGGCTTGTCTGCCGTCTGTCTGCGTCAATTCTGAAAAACGGTATGTAGCCGAAGCTTGAACCGAACTTATCCTCGCCGTCCTCACTGCTTGTAACGATATGCGGGCGGGGATTTATTTTTCTGTCGGTATCAAGGATAATTTCGCCGTCGTTTATTTCCGTGAAATAGGTGACCTGCTTATTGTCCCACACCTGTATGCGCTTGATCTTTTTATCGC